AAAATGAGTATCAAACTTAAGACATGAAGAGTAGTCGCCGGAGAAGCGATGCTCTTCCGCCATCAAAGCTGTCTTTCTATTTAGAGACTTGTGTAATTCAAGATTGAATTTCCGTCTCATTAATTTAAACTTTATAAGTTTATGAAAAAAATAGAGATAGCTGACAAAGCAATCGATTGGGCATATAAAATTGCTCAAATGATATTTATCGCTTGCAGTCTTGGACTCATTTAATCGCTTTGGGGGTGTGCGATAAACACCCCTTTTATCATCGTTAATCATCCTTTTGCTCTTTTGCACATAATCTCGTGCAGCTTTTTGTTTTTTTCTCATATTGGTACTGTTTTACTCTAATTGTTTCAAATAATATTCGCACTTAAATCCTTTTCGTGGTGAGAAGTCCGCAAAATCACAAGATTTGAATATTTGATGTTTATTAGCCCACTGTGCAATATCCTTTTCGTATAATGTTGGTTTGCGATTATTATTAAAATCTCGGTATGGCTGTACGAAAGGAGAGATGCCCAACTCCTTAAGTCGATTTAACCGATACATATCTTGTTCAATTGTTGAGTTAAAGCCGACTAGAACATAACAAGACAAATTGCGAGGTTTGATATATTTAGTCACTTCTTTGAGCTTATCTGTAAGGTCAATTGAAGGCAAGTCCCAAGCTATGTGGATTCTTCTTTTCAATTTCAACTTACTCAAATAAAATGCTTGTTCCTCATTCATGATTCTAACATCAACACCATGTAAATTAACCATTTGTCCAGCTTTTATCAGATAATCTATAGCTGTTTTCCATTCTGGATTAGCAAAGAAGTTATTATCCAGAACTTCAATCCATCTACCGCGTGGATTCAAATCAACCGGATTAACAGGCTGAATATATCCTTCTTTTTCTCTCACAAGGCAAAAAGGACATTTCCGGATACAACCACGTGAAAAAAATTGAAGGGAGAAGTCATACTGCGGATATATAGAATAATCCATCAATGTACTGCTTTCAATTTCACATGATAATTGTTTCTTTATGTTATATCCAGTTCCTCCTTTTTCTAGTATATCAGTTTGTAAGGTCAAGTAATTGAAATCTGGAGTAAAAGTGAATATCTTACTTGCCATGATTTTATCATATCTATTAAAAGGAGTAGCCCACTCTACTTGATTACCTTTCGCCTTATAGTATGCAGATGATCTCATTAATGCAAAATTGGGGAAGTGATGTCCGTCAACGTCGATTAGTCCTATATTCATAACTTTCGGTTATACATTAATTGGTAATTTCATAAAACACATCCATATTGTCTTACTTTGTCTTCCTGTAGTATGACCAAATAGCGGTTTATAAGGGATAAGAGACAATATCTCAACAGCTTTTATCTCGCTTTCGTTCCACTTAAATATTAAGGTGCCATTTGGCTTTAGAACACGCATACATTCATCAAAACCTGCTTTTATCACTTCCTGCCAATTTGTAGGGAGTTTTCCATATTTTTTTGCCATCCATGAAGTTTCACCAAGTGTTTTAAGATGTGGTGGATCAAATACTACCATATAGAAAGAATTATCTTCAAATGGTAAGTTTGTGAAATCAGCTACAATATCAGGTTTCACTTCTATGCTTCTGATTTTATCTCTATCTTTAGCTGTGACGGTTTCGCAACGTTTGTCTACAAATAAAGTGTTCGGGTTATGTTTGTCAAACCAGAACATTCGACTTCCACAACAGGCATCTAATATGATTTTTGTTTTACTCATAGTAACTTATTGTTTTGAATTAAATTTCATTACTCACACAATCCATGAAACATGCTCATGCAAGCGTAACCGCCTTCCGGTTCAAAAGCGTCTAATGTGGCATTCTTGTCGGTTACATACCGGAAGACATCTTCAACCGTCGGATATTGCCGGTTTGTACATGCGTATTTCGGAATGTAGGTCGGTGGAAAGAAAGTGGAGCCACGTTCTGTTTTTTCACGCATGAGACGTTCTGCATCTAACAGCCTTTGTTTCATTGGCTCGTCCTGCATTAACTGCAATACTTCACGTTTTCGGCACATGATACAGGGAAAACAACCAACACGAGAAAATCCTTTGTAGTAAAGTGGATTCGGCTTTTGTCCGGTATTTAGAATACAATCAATAACCTCCTGTGAGGTCCAACGAAAAATAGGACGGATAACGGAAGCATCGTATTTTGAACACCATTCCCGAACCTCTTTACTCCGATAAGTTTCTTTTTTCCCGTTCCTGTTAGGTTGAAAATATGATTTGAAGTACATACATTCATCCTCCATTGCAGCACGTGCGGCACTTTCACCTGCTCTAATTCCTTGAATGATAATACAGCTTTCATTAAGCGAAAGTACATGGTCAATCATGGGTTTCATCTTTAGTTCTGAAGTACAGAACCGGGCATTGGTAGATGGGAAACGTTTCTTATATACTGCTAAAGAGACAAAGTCATGCTTTGATTTTAGCGTGGTTAATTTAACACCCATTTGAGAACAAGTATCTGTTATGTGTTGATAGGTATCGGGATGTTCCCAGCCCGTATCACAAAATACGGCTTCTATTTTATCGGCTCCGTATTGTTTGGTAGCTTGGATTAAACAGGCTTGAGAATCCTTACCACCAGAAAAACTTACTATTATCTTCATAATTTATACACTTTTTTATTTTCGTCTTCAAAATAGACTATCTCGTACTTACGAGGGTTAAAAGCAACAGGTAGGTTTTCAATCGGGCAATATCCAAGAAACTCATACGTCGCTCCATTTTTGCGAAGAGAGAATAAGTCACCTGTTTTTAGATTCTTGATTTCACTCATTATTGATTTAGTTTTACTCTGATTGTTCTATTTCTTCAATCGCTTTGAAAATTTCAAGAATCACCTGCGGAACTATGGCGTTTCCATATCCTTTAATTGATTCCTGTCTCCATTTTGTGAAAGGAATGGTAAGGTTGTCCACATTAACGGGAACCCCATCATTTCCTCGACAAACAGGGGATTGAGTTGGGAAGTCGTCCCAGGGCGTTGAGTGCAATGCTCTCCTAACATCACTGGAATATTGCTCAAGGTATCGTTCCTCAATTTTCCGTTTTTCCGCATCATTCCGTTGGGAGATATTGAAGACTTGTAATCTCTCGTTGTCGGAGTAGGGAGCATACCGCATATTGCCAAATCGTTCAACTCCATCGTCCACCCTTGTTCCTGCTTTCTCTTGGTTCTTCCGTCTTCTAACTTTGATCCGTTCTTGTAGCTTCTTGCTGTTGGAGTCGGTAACATTTCCAGCGGATAAAATGTCGTCTTCCCTTGTTCGTCGCACATCTTCAAGCCTTGCGTCTGTACGGTGGGCAACAAACCACACTCTGTCTCTTCTATGGGGCGCTCCAACGGCACAAGCCGGAATAAGCAACGGTTGGACGGAATATCCTTCTCGCTCAAGGTCTTTACAGATGGTTTCGACAACATATTCTTGTCGTAGCAATATTCTTTTTCGGTTATCTTCTCCGAAAAGAGAGGTTTGGCTTCCCACTTCAGTCTCCTTACCGGGCTGAACCATTGTGAGGATTCCAGCAACGTTTTCACCAATAACCCAAGCGGGTCGGATTTCTTGTATAGTACGGAGCATGTGTGGCCAGAGGTAACGGTTATCATCCGCTCCCTTTCTCTGACCTGCAAGGGAGAAAGGCTGGCAAGGAAATCCGCCTGTGAGGACATCGATTTTTCCTTTCCATTGACTAAAGTCTGTTTTGGTAATATCTTCATAATGTTCAGAATTTGGAAACCAATATTTTAGTATCTCGTTGCAAAAAAGGTTTATCTCACAATGAAAGGCATTTTTCCAGCCCATCCATGAAGCTGCAACACTAGGGGCATCAAAGCCGCTGAATAAACTGCCATGAACTAATTTCATTTTAGATTTTGTTTATTAATACTCATTTGACATTCTCTCAACTTTTTGAGCAGGAATCTGCCGGGCTGGTTGATGCCACCTTTTTTAATTTCGGCAATCAGCTTTTTGCATTCTTCGAACAGTGTCGGGTCTTGGATATACAAACGCACTGAATCAGCATCGGATTTTGTCAGGTTCAATAACAGAAAGACGTAGACGAAGTAGTTTTCATGAGACATCACCCTTATTTGTCCTTCACGCTCCATTCTCTGTAGATTTTGGATGATTATATAGAAGTCACACACTGAGGGGTTATCTAACCATTGCTTGATGAGACCTGTGCCGATAGATGATTCTTTACCGTTTTCGGCAAGGCGCATAGCTTCCCATACATCATTTTCTGTTACACCCGGTTTGCCACGTAGTTCAGACTTAATATCAAAATATTTTTCAGAAGAAAGAGACGAAGTTGTTCTTCCTCCTCCATCCGACGAAACGACTCCGTTAGGGGGAGTTTGAGGAGGAGTTTTCTTTTCTTTATTTTCCTTTTCTTTTATTTGTGTACTTTTTACGGAGTTTTTCGGCATTTCTTCGGAAGAAATACGCTTATCTTCGGAAGAAATAAGGTTAAACTCTGAAAATTCACACTTTCTTCTGCAATCATCACATATTCGTTTATAGCGTTCTTGTATTCCGATTGAAGTGAGAACTTTTTCCTTATCAAAGAGTTCTTTAGAAAACAACCCTAATGCCAGGCAACATCTGACGACCTCCTGTATATACGCTTCTTCAAAACCGGTTTGTTCCGATAATATGAAGGGCAACTCTTCGTCCCACAACATGTAATACCCATTTTTATAGATAAGACAAAGCAGGAGAGCATATACAGTGACGGCCTTGCCACGCTGGTACTTGATCAGTTTCCTTATTTTTATGTCCTGAAAAAAGTCAACGTCAAAAGGAAAATAGTCGAGCCCTTTTTTTACATTTCGTCCCATATCATTCTGTATTTTTTAGATAATCATCCACTTCACGAATGAAATCATCCAGCGAACGGCACACAACATATTTGTATTCTCCGTTTTCACAAATTATCTTTTGCCATTCTTTCTGTGAGTCAGATTGCCGACCAACAGGAGTTTTCATTTCAATGAGCAGCGCACCATAATCACGATTGCTTTTCAACAGAATCAAATCGGATACACCGGCTGTTACACCCTCATCTTTCAATTTACCACCTGTAACAGTATCGCGTCTTCCTCCGTTCGGCACTGCAAACAACCGGCCTTTCAACTTCGGATGCTTCAAATTGAAGTATTTTACACAAGCGCATTGTATGCGGTGTTCCTCATCGTTATGTTTTTGCTTCTTTTTTTGTTTTCTTTCCTTTGAGAGCATCTCTTCCAATGTCATGGCTGTTTTCATTTTTAGGTGTAACAATAGTGTCCTTGCCAGTTTTGTCGACTACGACTTTCTTTCCTCCAACTGTTATTGTTGTCTTACAACCTTCAGGAAGTGACTGGATGAAGTTGCGTACAATAGGGGAGTTGGCATTTTCGCTGATGGTATCTGTAATGGATTCTTCGGCAGAATACGGGTAAACATCCATGATAGCAGTTTCGGCAACGGATGCAATTTGATAATCTGCCATTGTTCCCTTCATGCCTTCATCCAGTTTCTTCACTGCGTCACGTAAGTCTGCTGCTTGCACTAACACTTGTGTGGAAGTCTTTTTTTCTGCACCGCTTTTATCATCCAGTGTGATAAAAAATAGTTTGCATTTGAACCAGCGGTCGGCACTTGCTTCGTCGCTGGGGAAGAGCTCACTATAGTTGGCACGTTTAATGTCTGATATGGTAAATTCTCCAGAGATAAATGGGGTCATTTCTTCGATGATCCGTGCTTCGGCTTCTGTAAAGCTAAGTGCATCGACAAGATAAGGTTCTGTAACTTTCTTGTTCATTCCATTTTCCATTACTCTTTCGTAACGGATTTTACATTCAAACCATGTGTGCATCATAATTTCATTTGAGTTTTAAGTTGTTTACTAATGATGAGCTTGGCAGAGCGTTGAGCTGGAATAACAACTGTTGTTCCCTTGCTAATATTCCGTGCTTTCTTTCTTTTGGAGGTGTATGTTTTAATTGTGGCAAAACCACGGATATAAACACTCTCACCTCTACAAAGTGAATTTCTAATAGCATCAAAAACGCAATCTACGGCTTGAATAGCTTGTGAACGATTAATGTTCGTGTTGTTGATGATGTGTTCAACGATTTCAATTTTTTTCATTGCTGTATTTTTATTAAAATGGTAAATCACTTCCGTTAGGTCTACAATCCTCAATTTTGTACTGAGTATCTTCAACTGATTTTATTGTACATAAAACATATGCTTTCTTCTTAAGAAGAGTAGCAAGTCTTTTCGCTTCATTTTCGGCGCTTTCCAAATTCTCATGTTTGTAGGTAGGTGTGGCGCATCCTTCTACAAATACCATATAAAATTTATCCATAGCATTTATTTATTCTGTGGGTTAGTACTTCTTTCTGTGTATTTTTTCACAGAGTTCGTTATACTTCATTTTCTGCTCGATATGCCAAAGCAGGTCTATATCTAAGTGTTTGGCAAGCCCGAAGATTGATAGTATCATATCATTCACGGCTGTAGGAAAATCAAATATTCCGTCATATCTAACAGGAAGTGTAGAGATGGAATAGATTGATTCGGTGAAAGTTTCATCTTTACAGGCTTCTGCCATATCTTCAACACAGTCATCAATATCTCCGTTGGCAAGTTCAAGGCTTATTCCTCGATATCCTGCAAGTTCAAGCAAGCGGATAACAGCATCGGCTAACTCTTCCTCAATTGAGCCTTTTATAGTTTCATTGTATGCGACTTCGTAACCACGTTCTTTGGGAATGTCTGGGTCTATCCCTTGACAAATGCGGCTGTTAGCAATCTTCTTATTATACTGATCAACATTGGCTCGTTTACCTTTTCTATCAGCTTCCACAGCTTCCATGAGTTCGGATATTACAAGACAAAGAAAATGTTCATTACTCAATTCTTGATCGTGGAAGCCATGGATTCTATACGCCTTGTCTCTTAACTTGTTTAATTTTATTTTTTTCATATCTATTCAACTATGAACATTGTAAATAAATTGTAGTTCCATCAGTACTGATGCAGTTTACTTCAAATTGGGTCCAAGAGTTTTCCCAACATTTTGTTCCAGGTGGAACTTGTATAGAGACATTGACGTCTTCATCTCTGTCGCATTGGTCTAATGCTTCTTCAAACTTTTCTAAAAAATCATCTAAGCTCATTTCAGTGTTATTTATTTGTTACGATTAGAATTATAGCTGCAATGGCAAAAGTCATTCCTAAGATGGCATAGGTACATGACTTAAATGAATTGGATTCTAAGGTACAATGAAAGTTAATAGCAAAGAGGATGACATTTAAAATCACAAATATTACATCGAAGCAGGTTTTCATATTACTTTATTTATTGGTTACTACTAATTTTTTATTCAGTTTTTTTATTAGTTGTCTTATTACCCATGCGCGACATACATTACGTTGTCCGGGATGATTGTCATACATTATTGCAGCGTCATCAAGATATTTGATAATTTTCTGCATGTCTGTTTTGCATACTTCCATTATCCCGATGCTGTTAAGAATGATTTGACCAATTCATTGAAATACATTTCATCGGTCGGAATATCGTCATCAGAGTTCATAATCTCGGATGCGATGGATTTCTTACGGTGAATAAGAGAGTATATCGTATGGTCGATTGTACCACGACCAAGTAGATAGTAACAGGTTACATTGTCCTTTTGCCCTATACGGTGTGCACGGTCTTCACATTGACAGCAATCTGCATATGTCCATGCAAGTTCAATGAAGGCTACATTTGAAGAAGCTGTGAGTGTGAGGCCAACGCCGGCTGCTTTAATGGAACAGATGATGAGCTGCACATTGGGGTTGTTCTGGAAAGCATCCACGGAAGCCTGTTTGTTTATTGCGCTATCACGCCCTGTAACTGTGACGGCTTTCGGAAATACCTTTTGCAGTTCATCTACAATCTCATGAAGCGAGCAGAACACAATCAGTTTTTTGCCACTGTCAAGGAATGTCTTGATAAAGTCAACAGCTTGTGCAATTTTCCCTTTGGTGGCCAAGGAACGAAGTGTCATGAACTTCACAAGTGCTTCCATACGCATTTTGCGGCGTATTTCCCAATCTGTACATTCTGTATATTCTTGCAGGTATGTAGCGAGATCGGATGCTGCAAGATTGTATTCGGCACTGTTGGATATATCGACATACAAGTCTACTCGTGTTTTGTCAGGTAGCTGGGGGAGTACCTTTGCTTTTTCACGGCGTATCATGCAAGTATCATAGAGTTGCCGAGATAGTTCGGAAAGCGGTACAGCCGGTTCCGCATCCTTGTCTTTCGGATCAGTGCAATAGTCGGCTATGAATTTTCCGCGACCGCCAAAGTCGTTTAATCTGTTCATGATAGAAAGCTGTGCTATCAAATCTTCTGGACGGTTTACAACAGGAGTACCCGACAGGAGTATTATCCATTCCTTGCCAACAGACAAACCTTTGGTAAAGATTGTTTGTTGTGCAGACGGGTCTTTCACACGATGGCTTTCGTCGATGATGATTGATTTGAACATCTGTATTTGAGGACAGAATACAACATCTTTGAGACGGAACTGCTTACTTTCCGCTTTGATGTCCCAAACAAAATATTTGCGCAAACTTTCGTAATTTACCACTGCTACCTGATGCACTCCCATAGATAACAAGTAATTCCATGTCGTACGTACAGCATTGTCAAGAACGACCGCAGATTTATCCGTGAATTTCTCGAACTCGCGTTGCCAGTTGATTTTGAGCGAGGACGGGCAGATAACAAGACAAGGATATGCATTGGCTGTATCAACAATGCCGATACTTTGCAATGTCTTTCCTAATCCCGGTTCGTCACCAATAATAAGACGGCGGTGTTTCAGTCCATAAACTATACCTTCACGTTGGTAGTCGTATGGTTCAACGCGCAGATGATGTTTGAGTCCGTTCATTGTATTTCCATCCATTAAGTTCATAAACACGTTTCTTTGCTTTCTCACGGTCGTAGAAGATTGGTTCGTTAAGTACCGGAGAGGCTGACTGAAAATTATCTGTTACCTCTGTATAGCGGTATATACGGAATCCTCGTCCGTGTGGAGAGTAATGATATTGTCCTACCTGTGGTTTCATTTGAATTCTTCTATTTCTGTGATTAAATCATCTTTGTCAATGCCTTTGATATACTTATTGAGAACAAGGTCAATGCATTGGTTATAGAATTTCTCAAATTCGTGTTGTTCCATGGCGGCAAACGATATACTGAGATACTCTATTTCATGTTCACCATATTCATTGAGAGTATTAGTGAAGTAGCCAAGGTCACGTTTGAATCGGCGAAGCATATCCTGTTCATTATGTATGTGCCACTTCTCGACTAATGGCAGGGGCAAATTGTCGAAAGTAAGGCGTACCAAAGCGAAAAACTTTTTGTGGTGCTCATAATTGCGTGGATTGCTTACCTTACACTTGACTACATTACCAATCTTCAAGTGTTTCTTTAGTTCGAGGTCTGTATTATACAGAGGAACTAATCCATATTGAGTTATTTTGCAATATATATCCATTGTTAATTGTCTTGTGGAGTTAAACACCAGTACTGGAAAGCCAGTTCTTCATATTTCTCCCGTCCACGGTTGTAGACCTTATCATCCCGATTGATGAACTTCTTGAATACTTTGCAGTTCTTTTTGCTGATAGCATAAATGAAATCACGGTTGGAACCAGCAATGTCCATATACCAAGCACGACTCCTGTCCCAATCGAAGAAGTCAATCGCTTCTTCAAACTGTTGTTGTGTTGAGGCAAATGTGGTTTTAAGATCACCGCCGAAAAGACCGAGCCACCAATCCCACTTACATCGTGTATCAAGCGAAAAGGGGAAACCACAATAAGTAAATTGTTGTTGTGTGTTTACCATGAAACGCTGTGTTTCGGCATATCCAAGCACTTTAAAAAGAAACTCATCACGGCGTGCTTCCATGCGAAGGGCCTTTAGCATTTCTTGTGCATGCCGGAACTCATCTTCGGTATATTGTTCATCATCTACTGTCAGGCGGTAGTAGTCTACTCGTGCAGGTTCGGTAATAATTGCATCTACCAGTGAGCCGAAACGAAATGCAGCTTCCTTATCACCGAATTGCATCCGAGGATGGAGAATGTTTTTTAGTTCGGTGAGGTCAGAGTTACTAACCTCACTACGATTGTAATATGTATCGGGATTGTGACTCATGGTTACTTTGCTTTCACATCGTCAATATATTGTACACTCTCATTTTCAATATAGACACTATCCTTGTTAGCCAGTTTTTCACAGAACGTAATTTGTTTTTTGAATAACTTACTCAACTCTTCAACCGAAAGTGTGCACCCTTCTTTACTCCACCACATTGAGAGTATTGGCATGATACCTTCAGGGTTAAGTAACTCTATCTTTTGAGTGACTTTTACTTTGGGCTGATAATTCTGCATAGAAGCCTGTTCTGAAAATAATCCGTTCATTTCAGCTTGCTGGCGTGCCATTTCCGCCTTTTGCTTTTCTTCCTCTTCTTTGCGTTTGCGTTCTGCCTCTCGCTCTTCGGCTTCCTTGCGTTTGCGTTCTTCCATTTCAGCTTTGACACGTGCAGCTTCGGCCGCATCAGCTTGTGCCATACGTTCGAGGTTTGCTTTCTTTGAGGGCAGACGGTCAAGAATGAAATCCTTGTTGTCTTGGATTTCTGCAGTGTATTGTTCGGTAAATTGCTTACCAAGGCGTTCCTTTGTGTCAGTTTCAAATTGTCGAAGCTCGTCTACCGAAATATTGGCAGGTATACGGATGAGAGTATGGAGATTATGTAACCAGTCAGCAGGAAGAGAAACCGAAAAGTTCTTTACCTCACTGTACACTGTGTTATAGTTCTCGAGCGTAACACTGTTATCCTTTGTAGTGAGCCAATTGATGGATTGATTGAGATATGTTTGGAATTGTGCCTTAAAATCCCCTTCAATGTCTTGTCTCAATTTTACGCGGGCTTGTTCCGCTTGTTGACGTTTGTACTCTTCCTGACGGCGTTTTTCTTCTTCGGCACGTTTCTTTGCTGCATATTGGTTACGGTATTGTTGGAGTTTATAGGGGATAGTATCAACTTTGGTGGGGTCAATAGCATTCTCTATTACCGTAAACTCTCGACGGATGTCATCAAAAAGTTTTGTGACAGGCGAACGTTTCTCGTTCATCTTCTTGACTGTTTTACGTGCTTTTTCGATGAAAAGAGCTGCCTCTTTATCAAGTTCGTCAGTCATTCCACCATTAGTTGTAATGGTATTGAGTATGGATTGCCCGGCACTGATACATCTTTCACATGACAGTTTATTGTCATTATATGATTGTGGGGCAGCAGACACTATGGTCTGTATATTTTCCTGCTTGATGATTGCTAATTCTGAAGACATATGTACAATGTATTAAGGTTAGAAAGTATCATCGTTATCTCCTTGACTTGCTGGGTCAATAGTTACCCCTGCCGACATATCAGGTTGAGGCGCGAAATGCTGCTCTTCTTGCTTTTCCTGTGGTTCGGGTTGTGTGGTATCGATTCCACTGTAAGGATCGAAACCTCCTTGCGGGGTATCAATGATGTCGGATTCCATGACGGAACCTTTACCGATATTGATTTTAGGATAAGTCTTGAAAGCGTGTTTGATGCATTTGGCAATGAGGAAGCCGGTATCAATCTGCCCATTGATATTGTAGAGTGCATTGCTTTTCACTACAGTTTCTCCAGTGCGGCGGTCTTTATAGGAATTTTGTTTCTCTGAATAACCTTGTAACCGTTTCCAGTCGGTTTCTGTCATAACAGAATAGTCAATTGACCCATCTGCACGTGTGATTTTGACAAAGCAAGCAACAATACGGTCGCTTTTGCGAGGAAATGCAGACATATAATTGACAATCTTCACTCCGTTCTTCTCTCCATATTCAAAACTATCTCCATCATAGACAATAACAGGATTGTCGGCATGGCGTATCTGTCCAACTTTTGCACGTAGTGCCAGCTCTCCATATCCGGAGATAGCGAGACTGCATACTTTTTCCCAAACTTCTTTGCCGTTTGAATCAACTCCTACTTTGCAGTTACGGGTAAGAAGATAACACAGTGCTTGCGCACCAGGAGCCAATGTGATACCTTTGACAGCAAGGTCGATAAACGCATAGAAGATAGATGTTCCAGAGCATAAGCGCAACTCATCTTTGTCGCGTAACTGCTGGTTGAAGTAAATAGCTTCACGTTCATAGACGTTTTCTCCTCCTTCTTTCCAAATGGAATTATACACGCTGATAAACTGGCTACGTACACGTTCATTGCGTATTACGTCAATTGCTTTCATTTGTTGCAATTCTTTGGCCAATGAAATAGCATTGCTCATAATTAATAATTTAAAAGGTTTATAATACAGTTTGCTTTTGTGACCCGAAGCAGATTTGAACTACTACTTTCAGTTGATGTGCTACCATTACACTATCAGGTCTGATTGTCACTTGAAATAATCTTGTTTCTTCTGTTGAAGAGCGCGTAACTCTACTGTGCGATATTCAACTTTGCCCGGACGCTTACAGGGATTTATTTTACCCTGTTTGCGCCATCTATCCACATTACCGCGACCGAACATTGCGTATGCTTGTCGCTGACTAACCATTTCGGGGTCGTTGCGTGTGTCAGCAAGCATTCGAACCACTGATGTAGCAACATCGTGGATGAATGTGTCATAAGTGACAGATTTATCTGTGAAATCAAGTGTGAACATAGAGTGTTACTTTCTTTGATTATTGTGACAATGCATCGTAATATTGTTTATTGGCCATATATTCATCGGCTATTTGGCGGTCGGTGCATCCATTACCGAGTTTCAGATATATAGCCTCGTATGCCTCTTGTGGCATAGCATAAATTATTTGTTCTGTACGGTCAGTGGTACTTGCTATACCGAGCAAGCAGAAGAACATAATGAAGCCTGCTACAAAAACGACGATTTGTTTAGTGACTCTGTTGAAATTCATATGATATTATTTTAATCGGGTTACTGTTATGGTGCGTTTTTCGCGATCTGTCTCTGTTTGATACTTGCGGTCGAGAATTAACCCGAGGTCAGACGCCTGGGCACGCACACTCTTGGTTTTCGCTATGGGGAAAGTAATCTCTCCGCCTACTTTCAAATCCGTTAAAGCTGGACGTACTTTTACTTGATTTTCTGCCATTTTCTTTGAGGTTTATGGTTTATTGTTTAACTTTATGGTGCAAAGATAATCAATCTACTTGATTATAAGAGTAAATATACTGATTTAACAAGTAAATTAACTATTATTAAAATATGGAAACCATAAACGACAGGCTGCAATGGATTGTCAATGAAAAATTTGATGGCAATAAAGCTGCTTTTGCAAAAGCCATTGGAATCGTGCCAACAAGTATATCTAATTATTTAGGAAAGCAAAGAGCGTCTAAACCTTCCGTTGATATGATTGCTAAAATCGTCAATGTACTTAACGTGGACGCTCGTTGGCTTCTCACAGGGGAAGAGACAGCAAAAGTTGAGCAAGTTTTAACTCATGGTGATTTCTCACCGGCTTCAATCCATGGGGATGCGGTGAATGGCAACATGGATATTGCTGTTTTGCAAGAAAAAGTGAAACATTTAGAGGAACTTCTTTCAGAAAAGGAAAGGTTGATAAGTGTTTTAATGGAACGGAAATGA